ATTCGTTATCAGCTGTTATCATTGGTTGTCAAAAATACCGTGATTACAGCTTTTTTATTACTCTAGTTTGTCATTGGTTGTCATCTCTTTTCACTAAAAGTCAGCCAAAAGGACAGCCAAAAATATAACAAAAAAGCCACTGTTTCCAGTGACTTAATACTTGCGCGGGGCAGTGACTGTTAGCCAACTTTGGTTAACAGTTTTTTTATTGTTAAGCCATTAGTCTAACGCTTATTATCAAGGCAATGACTGCGATAGTAATGTGTATCACAAAAATAACCTTTCTTATAGTTTTAGGTTCATAATAATCAGACGGCCAATGCAAAAAATCAAGCACTGACAAAACCATAAAATTAAACGTTAATAAATTCATTCCAAAAACAGGTACCGGCGTACATAGGCATAAAACTATATGGCCATCTTGAAATATGCTAGAAACTATCAAATAAGCCGGAACAACTAACAATGTAATATTTAAAGTAACTTCAAACAACCATTTTTTTATAAAAGAACTCATTTACAAGGACACTCCAGTGAATATTTAACTGCACATTATTAATTATACAGTAAAATTGTTGAAGTTTGGCTATAGTAGGCATTCAAACCGTTAGATCACTGTAAAATTTTGCAAAAGCGTGTAATGCTTCATTCTTCATATAATTAAACTTGCTAACACTAACCGATAATTGGTTACAAGCTTCATCGCGGGTGAAATGCTTCTCAATAACGTAATCATGTAAAATAAATTGATATTGTGGATCATCAATTGCATTTAGGGCGTCTTCGACTTCTTTTAGCTGGTAAGACAGGTCAACATGGTTTATCAGGCGGCTTTCAGCGCCGTTTCGGCTGCTATGGCTTGACACTCCATCGAATGAGGGGCTGGAAACTTGATTAAAAGCCGTCAAATCACGTTTTAGTTTGGCATATTTCTTTAATAAATTACGAATTTTCTTAACATCTTGACGCATCGGAATCACACTTTCTGATCCCAGATATATGTATAAAAAAGAGGCTCGGGGGAAGAGCCTCTCACTATAGGATATGATAATCGCCGTTATTACGGGAAAGTAATATTAGGACAAACTACAACATTAATTCTAGTACCAATCATTTCATATGTCAAACCTAATCTTCAATTTTTCCACGCAGTTGTTGAATCATACTGACAACTTGATACGGTGTCTTTGTCATATCAGTTACTCGGTTTTGATACCAGAATTGTGTCAGCAAGGACACCGCAAAATCGTACTGTTTATAGACAGTCAGATCTTCATTCTTGCTAACGGCCGTCTGCACGTAGTCCTTGGCGGCGTCTAAATAGCTTTGAATCATTGGATCATCTTCGGTTACATCAATCCTTAGGCTTAGTTTAATATCATCAACGGTTACAGCCATGTAATCACTCCTTTTTAGGGGGGGAACGAATCGTGCCCCCTTAGTTTTAATTTATGTATAGGGAGTCGCAAATCACGACCCCTTTGTATAGCCGTGCCCAAAAGTGGGTACGATTACTTACCAGCAGTCGCAGTTCCTAATGCCACGTTGATTACAGCGGTCTTATCAATCACTTCATAGTCATTCCGCACAATTACGGAAAGTCCTTGGCTGAACTGGTCGAATTTGTCCCATTGGGCGGTTACTTGGTTGCGCCGGAAAACAGCCACGGCTTGTGATAAGTCCCCCGCAATCATTGGGAACGTCCCGTCCGCGTTGTTAGCCAGTAACTTGTCACTGATCATAACAACTGGTGCCCCTAATAAGGTGAAACCACTGGGTGCCGTTGGATTAGGCTGTAATAAGTAACGGCCCTCGGTGTCCTTGAGTGTATCAAGGTAATTAAACCCGGATTGGTTCACTAGCCACATCTTGCTCAAGGCGGGATCTAACGTCACGTTGAAAATCTTTTTAAGATCATCAATACTGGTGGCCGTTGCTTTAGCAAAGCTACTACCCGTTAACAGTCCCATGATCTGCGTGTTGTCCGTGTTATCAACCAATTGTTGTAATTGGGTTTTAACTTCGCTGACAATATCAACTTCGGCGTCTTCGACCACTTCATTAGATAAGGCAATCTTACCAGCACGGGTCTTCACATCAAACGGCACTTCCGTAAACATGTTCGCGTCAATGTCGGCAATGTCCGCTAGTTCGTCCTTAGTAGCCAGTACCGCAGATTGTTGGCTGGTGGCAATTGGATAAGTCCCGGAACCACTAGAAACTTGCTTAACCGTTGCATATTGGGCAAGGTTGTACTTAGATTGCTTTAATTGGAAAACGGGGGTAATCAGTTCCTTGGGAATAACGGCACTGGCACCGTCCGTCTTTAAGCCGTCTCTGGTTTCACCGTGCGTCCGTACATATTGTTCAAAGGCGGGAATACCGGTCTTGTTTTCGTTGCCATTGTCATTGTTATTGGGATCAATAATTGTTTGTTTTGCCATGTTGTCAGGCTCCTTTTCTTGGTTAATAAATTTTTCATAGCTACGGGTATCAACTTGAACATTGGTATCGTCATAAGCGGGAACAGCAACCACTGAAACATCGAACAAGCTCTTAACTTGATTAATGGTTCGGGTGATATTGCCATCATCATCTTTAGCCCATTCATCGGTGTTGTCGTCACTATCAAATCCAAATGAACAGGAATCAACGTTCCCACTTTGAACTTCTTCGTATACATCATTAGCAAAAGACGTATTTGGTAGTTGCGCAATGAAATGTAGCCCCTTATCGTCCGTTTCTAGCGTTAACGTGCCCGCCTTGACACTGGCTAACACTTGAGTGTAGTCGTGGTTATTGAGCATAAGAACGTTTGATAAATCGACACCATCAAGGGCCTTGGGGGTTACAATCTCGGTGAAACCGCCTAAGTCTTTACTTGGCGAGTTCCATACAATTGCATAACCACTAATTGTTTTGCCCTTGCTTGTTTGGGAATCTTTAGGTTGCGGGTCTGCTGAATTTTCAGCTGGCCCGTCTTCGGGTGTTTCTGACTGCGGCGTTTGTGCTCGCAATTCGGCGTCAATCGTTAACCGTCGGTCTTGTTTCATGAATTAGTCACTCCATTCTTTTGTAAGTTTAAGAAAATATTGCCATCGTCAGTTGGTGGCAAGCCAATCTTGGCCCGAGCTTCGTTACGGCTCATAACGCCGCCAGTGAAACCAGCCACCGCTTGGGCTTGCTGGGTTTGGGGGTCAAGGCTCAATAACTTGTCCGTATTAAACGTAAAGTCATGGCCAAGCTTGAACGATAGCTCGCTGGTAAAGCTATCAAAGTAATGTTGTAACGTGCCTTGCAGGTATTGCACGCCACTTTGTTCTTGGTTAGAATGATCGTTTTCAACCCCTAAGCGCTCCGGTGGTAAGCCAAAGGCTTTAGCAATTTGTCGGGTCGTCCAGTCATTCGAGTTGACCAGCTTTAACACATCGGTATTTAAGGATAAGTTGCTAATGTCCATCGTGTCATCGGTCACAATCGTGTTGACCGCATTATCACCAGTATTAGCTTCATCAAATTGCTTACGAATATTGCCCTTAGCTTCCGGCCCTAAATCAGATTGATGGACTTTAATAACCGTAGTGCCGTGCACACCAGCAGTAAAAAAGCCGGTTAGCAATTTATTGCCGGCCGACTGAATCTGGCGTTCATCTTTGAGGGCATATAGGGGACTAATTCCCGATACGCCGTCTTTGGTGAAATATTTAAAATGTAAAATGTTGTTAGGCGCGATCTGACGACTGTTACCGCCAATCGGGGTATAGGTGTAGGTCAACGCCCCACTGACGTCATCTTGTTCAACCGTCAATTTGTTATTGGCAATCAATTTCAACGTATGATTAGGCAAAATCTCGGCAAAACTATTGCCATTGAGTAACAGGTTAGCCGCCAACGCATATTTAAAATGGTACCCGTCCATCTGACTATTGGGGGTCTGATTAATCATCGTGTTAAAGATTGCTGTATCGCACATAATCGGATTGCTGGCAATATCGCTTGCAATAATATTAATCGCCGCGTAAATGTCACTATTACGCAACACCGCCGCACTCACAAACGTATACGGGTCGTTACTTGATAAACTAACCAAGGCGTCAGCTACCGGATCATGCGTGCCGCTGGTGGTATTGCTTTTAACGAAAAAACTCATTTAATCACCTCTTTGCTTTTCATAATTAATTAGTAAGGCCAGCAGAATCATGGCTATGCCAGCCAATATTAATCCCACTTGCCAACTGATCCAGCAACCAAAACCAATCACTAAGCAGATTAAGCCAAGCACCAACAAGATCGTTTGTACATAATCAGAACAGATCTGCCGCAGTCGCTGTTTTGTAGTAATCTTCTGCATGCTGTTGATCCTCACTTTCTTGGTAATAGTCCATACCAGCCACAAACGCGTTAATCAACGCCGCAATCGGGTCAATCCGGTTACTGTTGCGGGCTTTATCCAGTTGCCAGCCATTGTTTAGCACTTTCAAGATGGCGTTATTGACCGCATAAGCGAGAATCTTGTTGCCGTTATGTTTAATCTTGTCATCGTAAAGCTGATCACGAAAATTACGAGTTGGAATATTCAAAGTCTTAGTTCCTTGTCGTACTTCAAACAGTGGGTAACTTAATTTCTCAAATTTTGTAATTAACGTTTGCGCGTTATACGGGTCATAAGCGACGGCTTTCACTTTCCAGTTGTATTTTCCGACCAGTTTTTGTACAAAATCAAATAGATCGTCATAATCAATAATGCCGCTATCTAATCGGGTGATACTACACTCACCCGCCCTCTCCATTGACCGGTAATCAATCCCATCACGTTTAATCTTAGAATCAAGGCCGTATTTAGTGCCTACAAACGAATGACTATCACAATAAAACTGACCATTGCCAATTGGTATCAACCAACTAACTGCGGTCAAGTCATTACTTTTAGATAAATCAATGCCAATATAGGCGTCACGATTATGTAAGTCGGGTACCTTGGCCAATTTACCAGCGGCCCAATCGTCGGCTGAAATATAGCTGTCCTCACTGGCTTGCAACCACATATTGAAGTTCTTAACCAGTACCGGAATAAGGTTATTTTGCTTAATTGCAAGGTCAACATCGGCCTGAATTTTCTCCGTCATGCGTTGCTTAACGTGTGGTTCACTGAATAACGGGTTCGCCTTGATCCAATTAGCTTGATCGTAAACTTCTTCGCGGTCGTCCAGTTCCCAGATTGCCACAAAATAACGGTCAGCTTCGGTTTTGCCCTTTAAAACGTCCGTCAGCATGTCATACTCGGCGTGCATTGGGACATTAAGGTTAAGGCCCGAGGTGGAAATCACCGCCAGTAGAGAATTATCCTCTTGTGCTTGACCAGACTTTAAAACGTTGTACACCTTGCGGTCTTTAGCTTCGTGCCATTCATCTAAAATAACGGTAGTCCCGGCATAACCATCAAGCGTACTGGTATCACTGGCAAGGGCCAAGGCTTGCGAATCAGTTTCTAAGTCAGTAATGGCTTGTTTTTGCACCTTAATGCGTTGTCGCATGTACTTCGATTGCTTGCGGACTTGCCGTAGCCCACTTGAAAGCATGTCGTAGCCTAATTTAGCTTGTTTAAGGGCGTTGCTGACAAATAATACTTGTCGGTTGCGGGCGGGCTGACGTTCTCTTAAAAGACCATTAGCGGCCATACCAGAAGCCAGATAGGTTTTACCGTTCTTTCGTGCCATACTAATGAACGCTCGATCGTAGCGCCGATTACCGGTTGCTTTTTCACGCCAGCCATATAACTCACTGATAATCCATTTTTGAAAGGGTTGCATGGTGAATTGGCTACCGTCAGTCTTCGGCATTAATTCGATAAATTTAACCGCCTGCGCCGCTTGGGCTTCGTCATAGTAGAACGGGAAGCTGTCGTCCTTAGAACGGCTTAAATCGCGTTTAAATCGCTCACACGCCCATTTGATTTTTTGACCAGCCAATACTTGACCCGATAACACTTGGTCAACATATTCAATCATGACAACATCGCCTCGAAAGTATCTTCGGGTGTCTCATTTTTTTGCTTGTTTAATTCCATGCGGGCCCGGCTCGATAGCGACATGCCTAAATCATTGGCTAAGGCTTTTAAATCTTTCATCGCTTGTGACTGCAAGGCCACGTAAGGATTCGGCTTGCGTACACCAGTCTCTTGATTAGTTTGTACCAGCCCGTTCTTGCGAATATCATTCTCGCAAGTCTGTACCGTTGCATAAGCGCGGCAATAACTGGCTAATATGGCCCGGTCAAGTTCACTAATTGGGGTATTGGCCTTTAAATAAGGCGCTACCCGTTGCCATTCAGTTAAGGCCCGATCATGTAACCAATCTGGCGGGGTTAAATCAAGCACCGGATAATCAAATAACGCTTTTTCAGCGTCTTTACGTTGATCACGCTCATCATTGGTTAAATGTTTCTTCATACTGGCTAAGGCTTTTACTTTTTGGCTCATTCGGAGCACTCCTTTCGTTTAAATTTACGTACCAAAAAGCCCCCACGGGTTAGACCCATAGCGGCTAATTGATACATATATCCAGAATTCGTTTATTATACCTATATTATCGCACATATCTCTAAAAAGTGCAAATAATAACATGTTTATATTTACACGTTACCCCCTGACTGACTATTTGTTTAAATTTCGCATTATTAGTAGGGATATTTCACAATCCAGCAAAATCAGCAAAAAATCAAAGTTCAAAAGGGATTTTTATAAACACAAAAGTATGCTGTCCGCTCTTTTCGCGTCGACCATGGCCCCCCCATATCAACGTTTTCGGGCTGTCGTGCTGTTTTGATACCCGGTAAAAAGTTAACCACAGTATTACCAGTTGTGTGCCGCGTTGTGCCGCGTTGTTCCACGTGTGTGCCACGTTAGGTAGTCCTTGAAACGCTGTTGTATCAGCATTTGTTCCACGTGTTCCACGTGTTCCACGTTAATATAAACATTTACCGTTATAGTATGTATTTAGGGTTAATAAAAAGCGCCGCACATTTTCAGCACGACACTCATTTGGTTATTTAGTTGGTTGTTCCCGTTGTTCTCTGGCTAGTCTAGTCTTTCTGTTATGATGTCGGTAACATAATGGTTGTAGGTTGCTTTCATCTAAGCGACGTGACCAGTCGCCTTTAATTTCGATAACGTGATCGACCACATCGGCTTTACGGATCACACCATCTTCATAACACTTGATACAGACTGGGTTAAGTTCTAAGAATCGCCGTGATAGGCGACGCCATGCCGCTGTCTTGTAAAACTGTTGATACTTGCTTTCATCTGAATCGTACATACGTTTGTGATACCGCCACTTGTTAGTGGCCTTACGGTGTCTTTCACAGTATCTGGCGTCATAGGCAACCAACGTCCGACACCCGGGGTGCTCACATTGTTTCACTGGTTTAGCCATGACCGTTGACCTTAGTTAGTGTTACCACGTCATAGGCATTCAGTTCGCTATCAGAACTAACGCCAGCAACCTTATACTCAACCCCATCTAGTATTGCTTCCAAGGTCGTCGTGATTCGATCGTCATGGCGCACCGCAATTAGCTGGTTGGTTGTCGCAGTCGTACCAGTAAGGCTAATCGTGTTACTGATGGTCAACGTATACTCGCCGCACCAGACAGTGAACAGTGGCACGAATTGTTGCTTGGTTGTGCCGTTTATTGGATTTTCAACTGACTTGACGGTGCCAAACTGTACCCACTTATTTAGTCGGCTTAGATTATAGTTCTTCATCGTCATCACCAGTCCTATAAACCAATGCTTCGCAATAAATCACTTTTGAATCGCTCACCTTAATAAAGTCAAATTCTACATCTAACAGTTCGTCATCAATATCTTGTGCTTTGTCGACTTCCGAAACTTGCGCAAATAACTCCTCCATATTGTCAGCATGTACCATCTTAATTTTCATTATTTTAAACTCCTTTTATTCTCTAAAATATTGCTTCTTAACTACATCAACAACATAATGACTTGCCAACAGGTCATAGTAATAGTAGTTATATGTTTCCCTGCTCATAATCATTACTAGTGAAGACTGGCCGGGATAATACCAATCTACTTTGCTATCAAATATCACGCCCACTAAATCAAGCGACAAGACGTGCTCCGCTATTTTGCTATGAACGCTATCGGCCGGTCCATAATCATGAGCAATTGCAACAATTCGTGTAGTTCCACTTACCTTTTGCAATTCGGCATGATCTAACCAATCCCCAAGGTAAGGTGGTGTATCATACTTATTGCCCGCATTGTATGAACGCTCACCAGCTAACAGTTTTTCGAGACTATGTGGGCGTTCATACACGGCACATTTATCAAACTTGAATACGTCTTCAAATTTTTTGAGATTTTCTGAACTGCTATATTTTGTGTCTCTCAATAATTGCATTTCTTGCCATTTCATACGTGTTTCCTCCTAGAACTGGAAATGTTTTTTTTAACGTGGTCCACGTGGTCCGGTGGTCCAAACGCTGATATATCAGCACTTCAAAGACACCCTGACGTGGTCCATATGGTGGTCCAACGTGGTCCACTTGGTAAATTTCTGATTAAACTTCGCGCATATACCCATGTAGACGTTGACCATTCATTCTAATTCGTTGACTTTTCCAACCGTCCATATTGTCCATTAACAACTTGATTCGCTTAGCTTCCGAGTTTGTTCGCCCGGTTAAATAACGATCAACTGTTTTATGGAAGACAACTTCCATAATTTCCCGAGTTGTTGTTTGATTGAGTAGTTTCCGTTCATTACTAACTTGATCTTGTAACCACTTAGATTGATGGCCGTAGTCACTGACATAGCTTTGTTTTAAGCTGATACTCATATTTCCCCAATCTGTGGGAACTTCCATTGCTAAAAACGCTTCGATGGCATCTCGCATAGGGTCAACAGCTTCCGCAGCCATCTGATACGCCTTAGCCTCTTTCACGGTGGCCTGATCCAGATATAGCGGTTCACCATTCCTAAACCAGCACGCGGCCTCCGCCAATACTTGAAGCATGTAATTCTCGTCCGGGTGCCATACATCTAATTTGGCCCTGTTGACCCCACATTTAATTGGATAGAAGCGCCGTTCACCGGTCGCGTCCTTTAAATAGTCGGTTTGGTTAGTTGTGCCAATAAATACGCATTTACGCGGGTGCGGTAACGCATAGCGGCCATAACTATTCCGATACGTGTCGGATTGTGCACTAATAAAATTTTTAATTCCCTCAACGTCCGTTTTCTTCATGGCGGAAAGCTCGGCAACTTCAATAATCCAACTACCTTGTAACTGTTGATAATCGTCTTTCTGCTTACCCATTCCTTTCAACGAATCATTGAATTTATCCGGGTATAGATTTTTGCCAGCCGTACTCTTGCCAAGTCCTTGGCTCCCCTCTAAGATAGGGACAATTTCAAACTTAACTCCGGGAACATAAGCCCGGGCAATAAGACCAGTTAGCCATTTCTTAGTGATGGTGCGGGTGTAGTGATTATCTTCGGCACCTAAGTAATCAATGAAATAACGTTCAGCGCGTGGTTGGCCGTCCCATTCTACCGCCTCAATGCGAGCCTTAACCGGATTGATTGTCTTGCGACGTGCCTCTGTAACTACCGCGTCGGTAATATTTTCCTTGCTGAATAACAAGTTATAATGGTCTTCAATATAGCTTCTCAATAACGTGTCATCACTATCATTCCAAAAACCTTTTTTGAACAGTGAATTTTCTGCTTGTGGTGTTTTGACAATTTGTTCCGAGAACTCGTCAAAGACAACTAATCCTTTCAACATTTCGTCATGTTCCATAATTAAACGGATATTGTAAAGAGACTGCGTTTTAATTCCATCGTCCGAATTCTTTTTGAAATCGTTCTGCCAATCAGCGTCACGTTGCATTTTGATAACATTGTTGGCCGCTTCTCGGGTCTCTGCTGGTAAATCCATTGCTTTGCCCATTAATGAACCCCCTTACTCTCTCGTTTTAAAATGGATTGAAAAATTACATTAACCTCCTTGCTTGGTAGTGCCGGATCAACGAACGAATCATTGATCACTGACAGCATGTTATAGACCGTCTTGGGATCAGCACCGACGCCAAACATACGACCGGCAATTTTAGTTAACCAAGCATTGCGATTACCTTGGGCTGTCCCAGTCACCATTTCATCTAACAAACGGCCAGTATACTTCTTTTGGTGTGTGGTATAGGCGTGTTCTGACGTCCAGTTCACTTTTTGCCCCGCCAACTTATCGACTAGCCATTGAGGAGCCGGCTTAACATCCGCCAAGGTTCGACCACCTAAGGGTGCATACGGTTTACCATTAATCTCACTTGGTGCGATCACTGTGAAGTCACTTAACAAATCAATGCCCGGCCAAACGTCAACTTTGCGAACCTTAGCACCCGCGTATTTCAAAAAGTAATGTACTCCGCCATTAGCCGTCCGTTCAATGTATGTGTCACTTGGTAATGTCTGACCTTGATTAAATAGTTGTACCAAGCTATTACGACCGTTTTTAGTTGGCTCGTGCATATCAATGTCGACAACTAATAAATCCGATAAATCTAGGCGCAAGCCTAAGTTGTAAGCCGGGTGATTTTTAAACCATGCGAAGATGGTGTTCTGGTCACTAGTTGCGGCTTGGTAGCCCGCCACCCCTTTAGGTGGCTTCTTCGTGTTTTCAATCAGTGGGTAAACCGCATAGCCTTGCTGGGCCAGTTCAATTGCTTTATCAAGCGTTGCGAACTCTTTCATTTTTCAACACCGCCAAACATATTAAGCTCATCAATATCTGCATAGTGATCTTCTGCATATCGCTTTATGACAGTGATTAGTCCACTCAATTTTTCGGAATAATCTATATTGTTATTAACGAAGTATTCATAGACAAAATCATCTAAAACCCCTATTGAAGTTACGAGTGATCCAGCCTCAAACGCTAGTTCATCTAAATCTTTAGTTTTCTTCATTACAAATTCCCTTCATATAACCGTGCTAACGTGTTAAAATAAGGGAAAGCATATTTTGGATTATTTCTTCGACCTACTGCCGTCCAAAGCAAAGTAGGCCTTTTTTGTATGCTTTCCCATGCGACTGACCTCACATTCCAAAATACCGACGCGGGTTCTTGATTAACTTAACCACCACGTTGCCAACAAACGACACAATCATAAACTTGATTGCCCATAAGATTGCTGTTGCTATCATGAAATCACCTCCTTAAATTTATTCTGCCCCCGCACGGTGCAATTAAATTGTTTTTGAGGCTAAATATTTATCTAGCTCTTTGCGTTCAATACGTTTTAGTCTACCAATGCTAGTTACCTTTAAACCGTCATTAATCATCTTGTAGACTGTATTCACACTACCAATATGAAGTTCTTCCATCACTTGCTGGTATGTAAGCCAACTTTTGTCTGTGCTGTTCATATAAATTCACCCCCTCTCGATTACATTTAAACAGTAACATAAATTACTGCATGGTTCAATAAAAAATGACTATTTGCGGTTATTTTTTTTATCCTTTGCAGTCAAGTAAGAGTTGTTGTATATTCTAAATATAAGGAAGTGATTGTTTTGATTAAAATAGATTTGAAAAAGCTGGCAAAATCGAAAGGTTTTACTCTGACAGACATTTCAAAGGCTACTGGTATTTCAATGAACACACTATCAGTATTAGGCAGAAACGTGTCAACAGGTATCCAATTCGATACCCTTGATAAAATATGTCGCTTTTTAACCTGTACACCGAATGATATAATTAAGGTTTTACCTGATGATTATATAGTTCAAGTGCCCGCCCAAAAAAGCAAAAACGACGCAATATACGCTATAGGGGTAAAAGAAACAGTCGTACACAAATCAATTGTCGAAAATTCTATGTATAATGCTGATGCCGAAGAAAACATTTTTCATGTAAAATTAATTTCATATACTGATAATGAAGCAATCTTTTTTGTTGGTTTGCCAGTAGGTAGTGGTTTTTTAAATACACCAACCGATTCGGAAGAGAAAACCACAAAATGGCTAGTGTCACTCAACGAAAGAAATCGAGCTTCCATTAGTAAACAAGCTACTGGGATATATTTAGAAAATTATTGGAATAAAAAAATAGCTCTTCCCCAAAAAGTCTCTATTGTATTTAACGTCCCCAATCAAGGAAGCGTATATAGCTTTACATTGCACGAAAAAGATAATCATGTTTTATTGGAAGATCATTAATAACTATGTTTGAGTATTAATATGATTTTTCTCTACATAACACTGCCCCCGCACGGTACGTTATGGAGGAAATTATAAATGGCAACAATCAAGAAGTATCAGGACAAGGACGGGAATACCCGTTATCAGTTTCAAGTTTATTTAGGTGTTGATCCACTAACGGGGAAAAAGAAAAATACCCGACGCCGTGGATTCAAGACAAAAAAAGAAGCCCAGATTGTATTATCAAGACTTGAACTTGATATTTACAATCATGGACTACCGACTAAAAACGATAATACAATTTTTAAGGATATTTACCTACTGTGGTTCACGCAATATAAACAAACGGTTAAGGAAAGCACTTGGGTAACGACTCAACGGCTGTTCCGACTTCATATTTTACCAATATTTAGTGATTACCGGATTGCTAAAATATCCATTAATGATTGCCAAAAAGCCATTAATCAGTGGTTTAATGCTGGCTTGGCCAAGTATCATACTCTAATGAATTACGTTGCCAAGGTGCTTGATTATGCCATCAACATTGACTTGATCAGTGAGAATCCAGCCAAGCGCGTTATTGTGCCAGTAAATAAAAATGATCGTTCACGCAAAAATTTAGAAAATTACTTTGATAAGGCTGAATTACAACACTTCTTTGAGTGTCTGAATGATGATGACAATACACCGCAAGCCAGTGTATTCTTTCGTTTAGCGGCCTTTACTGGTATGAGAAAATCTGAAATGCTTTGCTTAGAATGGTCTGACATTGATTTTAGCAACCACACTATACGGGTTAATAAAACACAATCCCGTGGTGATGGTGCCCGTCTGCTAGTACAAGCGCCTAAGACAGCGCGTAGCAATCGGACAGTGTATTTAGATCCCACTACGATCAAAATATTGCAACGCTGGCAAGCTGATCAAAAAGAATGGCTACTACGTTTCGGATTCAATATTAATCAGGGTAACCACTATGTGTTTGCCAATGAAAATAACGAAATGTTTCAACCATCTAAGCCACGTAAATGGCTTGAACATACTCTAACTAAATATGACTTGAAGCATGTCACGGTTCACGCATTCCGCCACACTTATGCGACACTTGCATTTGAAGCCCATGCTTCCATCAAGTCAGTACAAGACCAGTTAGGACATTCAAGCTATCGCACGACTTTAGATATTTACACCGCAGTTACTGCCAAGCAAAAAAATGAAGCCACCGAAAAACTGGCTAATTACCTTAATTTTTAATATTTAGACTGCTAAATTTGACATATTTTAGCAGGTGGACCACGTTGGACCACCATATGGACCACGTCAAGGGGTCTTTAAAGCGTTGATATATCAGCGTTTGGACCACCGGACCACGTGGACCACGTTAAAAAAAACATTTCCAGTTCCAGCAGGAAATAGGGTTAATTTAAAGGTAGTCAGCCAAAAGGACAGCCAACTAATTTTTTTAATGGCCTGAACACCTTGTAATAGCTGATATACAAGCATTTATGATAATACGGGGGTCGTTCCCAGTATACCCAAT